GCTAAATAGATTGCTTCCGCAAGGCGGCGGTAGTGGCGCAACCCCTTACTATTCGTCCGTAAGCGGTGGAATGGTTATTTAAAGGATAATAAATTATGCCAATAGATCCAAATATTGCGTTAGGTGTTAAGCCCATACAGTTTGAATCACCCATCAATCAGATGGCAAAAGTGTATGAAATGCAAAATGCACAGCAAGCTAATCAACTTAACCAAATGAAGATGGATGAGTATCAACGCGGTATTGCAAACACACAGCGTAGGAACGCATTGTTAGGGGGGTTTACGCCCGATATGTCTGTGGACGATCGAGTTAATAAACTAGTGCAAGGCGGATTTTTAGATGAAGCTAAATCATTAGCGGAGTCTGCGTCTAAAGTTAACACGGATAAACGCTTAGGTAGAGCTGCTGAATTAGATGCCTTATCTAAAGCGCACAATATTTATAAATCTACCGTGGGCGGTATTATTGGTACGCCTACGCAAGCTAACGCTATCTCCCAAATTCGTAGAGCTGGTAAACTGCTTAATGAAGACACATCTGATGATGAAGCAGAAGTGATGGCACTTGGTGAAAACCCTGACGCTATTCGTCAATGGGCTGCTAATCTTGCACTTGAAGCCGAAAAATTATTGCCTAAATCAGATAAACTTGATTTAGGTGGTAGCGTTCAAGATAGATTTATAAGCCCGATAACCGGCATGCCTACCGTAATAGCCACCACGCAAAAAACATTAGCCCCTAGTTCAGACATACCTAAACTTAAACCAGGCGAAACGTGGGATTCAACGACGCAAACAGTTAAACAGATACCAGGCAGTGCTGAGTTTAACAAGCAAAGTAAAATTCATGGTACAGACTATAATGCCGCTAAAACTGTTGTATCTAAAATGGATAACGCTATTAAAAAAGTTGACGAAATTTTAGCCCCTAAAAATGCAAGCGGGTTTGAAAACAACTTTGGTGGGTATAACGCTGCGGTGTCAAGAATGTTTACTGGCAATACTGCTACGGTTAGAAAAAACATTGACTCACTTAAAGCCGACATGAAGTCTGCTGGCTTAGAGTTAGTTCGTTCCGGCGGTAGTATTGGGGCATTAACTGAACGTGAATGGACAATGCTTGAGGCGCACATTGACGCTATTGATTACATGATAGATGAAGACGCAGCTAAAGCTGCGTTTGATCGCGTTAAATCAACCTTTAATCGTATTAAAGACCAAACCAAAGATACATACCAAACTACATGGGGCGAAACACAATATTATAAGCCCGAAGTAAATAAAGGCGCTCCTCCACCGCCGCCAGGTAAACGTAATGCTGCTGATGAGGCAGCGTATCAAGCCTATTTAAAAGCACATCCTGGGGCTAAAAAATGAATGAACAAGACGTAGTATCGTTTTTTACAGGTAAAGGTTATGAGCCGCATCAAGCGGCTGGTATTGCAGGCAATCTTGTGCAAGAAAGCTCGCTAAACCCTACTGCTAAAAATCCTACGTCCGGCGCGTTTGGCTTTGCTCAATGGCTTGGCCCACGCAAAAAAGCGTTCATGGATTTTGCAATGAAGGCTAAAAAAGATATTACTGATCCTTTGGCTCAATTAGAATTTATTGACCTTGAATTAAACACGACTGAACGTAAGGCTAAAGATAGATTGTTAGCTTCTAGGGATGCTACCGAAGCGGCGGTTAATTTTTCAAATCATTACGAACGCGCAGGGGCTAACGAAAAGAAAAATGCTACCCGTGCAAACTACGCAAATAAAATACTAGGCGCAATTATTCCTTCAGCACAAGCAGGTGAGACTATGGATAAACCGTTATCATTCGATGAATGGGTTGCAGCAGGAAAACCTAACGCATCAAAAGCAACATCTGAAATTCCAACACGCAAAACAAATGAAGCTAAACCATTATCTTTTGAAGAATGGACTGCAGCAGGAAAGCCTAAAGCGCCGGGCGAAAAAGGCATGTCTTGGGGTGAGACCGCTACAAGAGCCGCAAGTAACATACTTCCTAGCACAGGCAAACTTATTTCTGATGTAGCAGGCGCTGTGACAAGCCCTGTTGAAACAATGGAAGGCTTAATACAATTAACGTCAGGTGGCATGGCTAAAATATTGCCTGACTTTATTATGCAGTACGCTGTCCCTGAAAAACGTAAGCAAGCCGTCGATGTAGCTAATGCAGTAGGGGGCGTATACAAACAAAAATACGGTACTGAAGAAGGCTTTAAACGTGCATTAGCTGAAGACCCTGCAAGCGTAGCCGCTGACTTATCTATATTATTTTCAGGTGGCTCAAGTTTAGCAGGTAAGGCTGGTCTAGGTAGGACAGCAAATGCGTTAGCTACTGGCGCTAAGTACACTAACCCGTTAACACCTATAATTGCAGGTGCTACTGCGGCTGCACCTGTAGTGGGTAAAGCAGCGGCAATACCAGTTAACTATCTTAGAGACGTTACAAACCCTAAATTAGCGGCGTTAACTACCGCAGCAGAAGGTAGAGGGCAACAAATCGTTAACGCATTACGCGGTCAAACAGAAATAGTGCCGGGCAGTATACCTACTGCTGGTCAAGCTGCAGCGCCCGTAGGCGCTACACGTTACGCAGCGCTACAAGCTGAAGTGGCTAAACAATTGCCTACTGAGTATTTAGAACGTGCTAACCAACAAGCCGCTGCCCGTGTTGCACAGATACAAGACGTAGGTAAGACAGAAGCTGAACTTAATGCAGCTACTAAATTGCGTTCGCAAGTTACAGACCCTCTATATACTGCGGCTAGACAAGCCGGTAATGTTGTTGATGTAAACCCTATCCTAGCTAAGATTGACGATGTAATAGCTAAAAACCCAGGCAATAAAGAGTTGCTAACTGAGTTTAACGCTATTCGTGGCGGCCTTGTTGATGCTAACGGTATACCTCGTACAAACGCACAAGAGATTGCATCTGCCATTGACGGGCTAAAATCAGCGTTAGCGAAAAAAGAAAATGCGTTTATTAAAAAACAATTGACAGCGCTTAAAAATGATCTAACTAAGGCTGTGCCTGGGTATGAGACCGCGCAGCAAACATTCGCTACAATGAGTAAGCCTATTAATCAAATGGAAGTAGGCCAATACTTAGAAAATAAATTAACTGGATCCTTATCTGAAGGAAAATTGCGCCCAGGTGTATTTGCTGGTGCGGTTAAAGAAGCGCCTACAACACTTAAACGTGTTACCGGCGAATCACGCTTCAACACTTTAGACGAAGTGTTAACGCCTGATCAAATGGGTAAAGTACAGTCCGTTATCGATGACTTAGCACGAGATGAGACATTTAACATACAAGCCCGCGCAGGCGCTAAGGGCGGCGAAGTGTTGCCAGCAACTGCAATAGGCACTATACCTAATTGGTTGAACAAAGTAGTAACCGCAGCCAACATGATTATCACGCGTTTACAAGGTAAGATTGATAAAGCTACAGCTATTGATTTAGCCACAGAAATGTTAAACCCAGCTAAAGCAGCCGCGTCAATGGAAAAGGCATTGGCTAGACAAGCTAAATCTGCGGCCACAGGCGCTAAAGTTAAAGCCGCAGCAAAGGCAACGGCAGACGTAGCAAAAAGCCCTAAATCATTAGTCGTTGTAAACGCACTAGCAGCACAACAACAAGCCCAAAACCAAAACGCACTTGCACAATAAGGATTTAATATGGACGATCAAACAACACGCCTCAACCGTATAGAAGAAAAGCTGGACAAAGTGTCTGAAGCGATTGTTTCATTGGCCCGCATGGAAGAACGAATGATTACGTTATTTAAACGCATGGACAACTACGACGACCATCACCGCGCCTTAGAAGGCCGCGTAACTAAGGTCGAAGTGACGCATGCGTCAGGCGCATGGGTCGAACGCGTGGTATGGTTCATAGTCTGTGGCATCATAATGGGGACTTTATACCTTGGTAAATAGCCGCAGTTTGACCGATTTACACCCTAAAGTCGCTGCAATGTGCAAGGCTTTTATTGAAGAATGTGATAAGAAAGGTATTGACGTACTGATAACATCCACGTATCGTGATGCAGACAGTCAAACAGCCCTTTATAATCAAGGCCGTACAAAGCCAGGTAACATAGTAACTAACGCTAAGGCAGGTCAGTCGTTTCATAACTGGCGTGTAGCGTTTGACTTCTGCCCCATCGTTAACGGCAAATGCCAATGGAACGATAAGGGCTTGTTTGCAACCTGCGGTGCCATTGCAGAAAGCGTAGGACTTGACTGGGCTGGTCGATGGACTGGCAAGTTTAAGGAGACGGCGCATTGTCAGTATACTGGCGGTCTGTCATTACTCGATTTTCAAAAGGGGAAAACATTATGAAAGCATATTTACTTGAACGTCTTAAAGAAGCATCAACATGGCGCGGTATCGTAGCGCTACTAACCGCCGTTGGCGTGACGCTATCACCCGCGCAAGGCGAAGCAATTATAGCCTTGGGTCTAGCCGCCATCGGTACCCTAGGTGTATTTACAGCGGACAAAAAGTAATGACCGCTATTCTTGCTATCATAGACCGCCTGCTACTATTAGTAGTAAGGTGGGCTGTGGCAAGAGAACAGGCAAAAGCCCAAAGGTTGCGCGATGCAATTGAAGAAAACCCTGCTGATTGGTACATTGCTCATTTTAACAGCATGTCAGACCCAGCAAACACTCCAGCCGACAAAACCAACACTGACGATACAAAAGCAAGCTGACGGTGGCATTTGCTTAGATAGGGACAACGCTGCTAAATTGGGCGTTTACATCCTTGAACTGGAACGCAAATGATTATCGAAGATGGCTTTTTGGTTTTTGCCAACGACAGACAAAAAGAAATAATCCAAGCCATCAATGAATACGGCGGCATACGTCCTGCTGCTAGAGCGTTACAACTACACCACACCACCGTCGCAGACTCAATACGCATAGT